ATAGCCTCCACCTGCATCTTGTAGTGCGTACTTTCCAGCAAATACACTAGCGGCTAATTCATCGCCACCAAAATATTCTACACTCGCCTTAAAAACCTCGTCGTATGTGTACATTTATTCTCCTATTTTCCTGTAATTTCTTTCCACTTTGATTTTAACATGTTTTTTGTTCCTGCGTTATCACGCTCTATTGCGTCTACAATTGACATTTCACGTACATCATCTAATACTTCGATCTTTGACATCGACGTATCGATTCTGATTGGAAACATTAGACCATCACGTCCGGCGCGATTTTTGGCCACAAAAAGACGGCCGGCACCTGTTGATTTCTCCATAGGCTTCCTTGAAATAGAAACTACTACATCTGCTACCATTGCTTTTCCATATGCTTCTGACATATTTTCTAATCCAACAACTTCTGCTTTTGCAGAATCACGATTAGCCTGGGATGCTGTCCATACCGGTATGTTCATTTCCATTGCAAGGTTCCTGAGTTCTTCGTATACTAATTTAAGTTCATGCCTTAATGAATCGTAAGTTCGCGTAGATCGCATAATATCCGCATAATCGATAACGAGCAAGCTAGGTTTAAAATCTTTCATCATGAGTTTGTCTAGATGATTTCGAATAGTTATGATGCTGGCGCCACCTGTTGGATATTGCTTAATTATCAAGTTACCGAAATCATTTTCCTCATAAGTTTTAAGAATTGTCTCTTTATTTTCTACTACATTTGATGATGGAACATTACACAAATTACTGTCGTATCTTATACCCACCGCAGTTTCAGTTAATTCAAAAGTGTAATGTACAACATTTTTTCCCCTACGTAATGCCTCAGCACCCATAGCAACGAGATAATGTGATTTTCCCACACCTGTATTCGCAACAACAACACCTATTTCTCCTCTTCCTAATCCGCCATTTAATACGTCTTTTTGATCTAGATGCTTTATACCTGTAGCACAAGTTGATCGATCGATCAGCTGGAAACGCGCTTCATGGTCTTCAAAGAAGTTATGCCCCAAGGTTGACGTATTTCCTTTAAAAACTGCATCTTTCATGATATTCAATACATCTTCATAGTTTTCTTGTTTAATTGCTTTAACACTTTCTTCCAAGGCTTGCTGGAGTGTTTGCTTTTTACAAAAATCTAGTGTTTTGTCTTTAACAAACTTTAAATCACCTAAGTTTGGTGAAGCTTTCATTCGGGTCAAATATTCTATTACTTGCTCTCTTAAAATAATATCGTCGCCGGCAGTCAACTCATCTCGTATAATTGAAACGAGAAGCTGCATTGTTGGAAAGTTTCTATACTTAGAATAGAAACTAAAGAATCTGTCACACAAAAATTGTAGGTATTTTAATTCAAAATAATCGTATTTCATCACTTCCATCATTTGAGATGCCCATTCATGATCGTTTAAAAGCGCTTGAAATATCTTTTCTTGAAAGTCTTTTCCATATTTTGAAAAGTAGTTTGGGTTTTCCATCACCATAATTTTCCTTTAGTTAGGGTTCGTAGCAAATATCCATGACGTAAAAAGTCTATATTCTTTATATTGTTTTCATTTAAATGTTTAATTGCTTTAAGATTATTCCAGGTAGGTTTAAAATTTTCAATACTTTCATCAATTGTTTTTGTTTGCATATGCACTAAATTATCTACGTCCAATCTAACCAACTTAATATTACGTTCTATTAACTCTTCACTATCTTTAATGGATTTATATATCTTTTTCTTCGGATTGTCACTGTGTTTAACGTCGTTATCCACAAATAGCGCAAATGAGTTGTTGTCGAAATCTTTCTTTGTTAACAAATCTTTAAACTCTTTTGCTAGTTTTTTATATCCTACCCCCGGGACACCGGGGATATTATCTGATTTATCACCTACAATTGACTTAGCTAAGCAGAAGTTATGAGGATGAACACCGTATTTTTCTAAAACCTTGTCCGTATTAATAAATGACTTTGAGTTTGGGGAATATATAATGCAATCCTCGTCAACCAGTTGATAAAAATCATGATCGCCTGACACTATAATTTTATTCTTATTTTTTAGTTTATACTTGCACATGTAACCAATTGCATCATCTGCTTCTGCATCTTCTATATAAACTTGACAAACTGGTAAGTTTGAGAGTATACCTATTAAAGTTCTAATTTGAAAATTTCTATTTTCTAAAGTATCAGGCAGTTCTTCTGTTTCGTAGTAACTATTCATTTTAGTAGGGCGGCCGCCTTTTTTGTAATCTGGATATAAGTCCCTTTTTCTTTTAGAACCACCACCTTCCCAAACTATAATAACGCTTTCTGGTTTGCACTTCTCAATAAGATTAACTACATTATAGTAGAATCCAATAATACCACCTATTTGTTCTCCATTGTCTGACATTGCTGGATGTGCAACATAATGACGCATAAAAACGTTTAGCGCGTCGAAAATCAATACTCTGTTTTTTACCATTACATATCCAGTTCATCAGCAAGTGCCTTCATCTCTTCATAAGATTCCATGTCAATATCAACCCCGTCAGATGTACCCATCTTTTTGATCATTGCATCCTTTAGTATAATATCAACCACCGGTCCCCAATATTTATCTTCGATAATTTCATCAAATTCTGTCTTTCTAAACTTTTTAGATTCAATCATAGTTCCATTTTCGTCAAACATTTCTATTGTTTTCCATCCACCCGTACCTGATACTTGATATGCACGGTCTTCGTGATTAACCATCCCATGTTTTCTTAACAAATCAAACGTTTCTTCATGTTCAACAATACCTTTGCCAAAGTGGATCTGAAAATTAACTTTTCTAAAAGGAGGCGCTACTTTGTTTTTAACAGTTTTTGCCCAAACATTAATACCGATAACATCATCACCATCTTTAATTTGTTGTCCAGCACCTAACTTAATCCTAATTGAAGAATGAAAAGGAATTGCCTTGCCACCAGGAGTTGTGTCTGGATCACCATACATAACGCCTACTTTAGTACGGATCTGGTTTAAACAAACAAGAAGACTATTAGTTTGGCCAATAACACCAGTTATTTTGCGCATGCCTTTAGAAATAGCACGTGCTTGCAAGCCAATACTTTCTTTATCATAATCACCTAATAGTTCTGCTTTAGGCGAGGATGCTGCAACACTGTCCCATATAATTACAACAGGTACATCTTTATCTAATGCCTTTGCTTTTAGAATTGTTTTTTCTGCTAAGTCTAGCACGTGTTCAGTACAATGTGTATCAACGTAAACGAATCTTTGGGAAACATCAACACCTAGATTGCCTAAGTTTTCAATAGAGGTTGCGTTTTCTGTATCTATATAAACTACAATTCCGCCCATTTTTTGGGTACTGCGTGCAATCTGTGTTGCAATATGTGACTTACCAATAGAAGGCGGCCCAAATATTTCTACAATTCTACCTTCAGGAAAGCCACCACCAGGTTGGTTTGCGCAAATATAATCTAGTAATTTAGATCCTGTTGATACCCAACGTTTAACTTGTGTAGGACTTTCGTCTTCTGATAAATTATAAGCTACTTTTGTCTTGTAATCTTTATTGAGGGATTTAATTAGTTGTGAGGTAAAATCTTCATTTGCCATTATCTACTCCTTTGTGTTTAGTAGATTATATAGCATATATTTAAATTTTTCAACCAATAAGGTTAATTAATTTTTGTGTCTTAATCATTTTTCTTCTTAATTGTGATTCCCACAATAAATCTTTAAGATATCTTAGCTCAGACTCTGTAACAACTGTCAGACCACTATCTTTATAGTCTCCAGAACTTAATTGTCTTAATAACATTTGGACTTGTTTTGGATTTAAGTGTGTACCTGGATTCCACGGTTTGCCGGCACCAATCTGAGTACCTGGTTTAATTTTGTGCCCGGGCGCTAATTCACCAGTCTTGTACAGTTTTTTATACCACTTTACATAATCTCCATATGACTTAGTCATACCTGAGGCCTCACCTGCAGAAGGAAATCTTTCATTACCTAACCATAAGAGTTTTATGGTGTTTGCGTTATCACTGTCCTTAGTTTTGCTAATGTAACTGTCCCATCCTGAGGCGCCGCCGCCTTTCTTTTTTGGTTTTTCAACAGTTTGATCTTCTTTTCCGCCGCCTTGCTTTTCACCACCTTCAGCAGGTTTTACCGCGATCTTAGCTCCTTTTCTCATCTTTTTAAATTCGGGGTACCAT